AAAGCGCAGAAAGCCCAAGCCGATACCGTTTATACCGTTGCAAGGGCGGAAGAAACCAAAGCTAAAACAGCGGAAACGCTGGCAAATATAGATGTCAAGCAACGCAACCAGGCCGTGCAAACCGTGAAAGCAATATCCGATTTGCAACGGCAAGCAACACCTCAACCGCTTAGATAAGAAGGCGAGACTATGGAAATCACAGAAGAAACTCCTCTTGAAGAAGAGGAAACACAAGTCATTGAAGGTGAAGAAGAGGACGTCTCACCGGATGATGAAAACGAAGAAGAACCTTTATCGGAAGATGAAGAACTGCAGATTACCTTCGGTGATGAAAAGACGCCGGAAGAAAAAGAAGAAGAAGAACCGGCTCCGAAATGGGTCAAAGATCTGAGAAAGCGCCATACCCAACTCAAAAAAGAAAACCGGCAGCTTAGAGAAAAAATTCAACAGGCAGAACAACCTAAGCCGCAGGAAACGGGACTGCCGCCAGACCCTGGACCACTGCCGACGATCGAGTCATGCGATTATGATCAGGAGAAATTCAACACCCAGATCAACCAATGGCAGGAAAAAAAGACCAAGCGTGAACTGGCCATCGCTAAAGCCGATCAGGAACGCCAGCAGGCAAACGCCCAATGGCAGCAACGCCTTAACCGCTATCAGGAAATGAAAGCGGATTTAAAGGTGAGTGATTTTGATACGGCCGAAGAAGATGTGAAGGAAACTTTGAACGTCACCCAGCAGGGCCTCATTATCCATGGGGCTGATAATCCGGCGCTGGTGGTCTATGCACTGGGGCGCAACCCGAAAAAGGCAAAAGAACTTTCTCAGATACAGGACCCGATTAAATTCGCCTTTGCAGTGGCGAAGATTGAGGCTCAAATGAAAGTAACGAATAGAAAACCGTCCGCTAAACCTGAAAAAAGAATAACTTCAACGGGACCGACCAGCGGCACGGTGGATTCTCAATTAAAAAGACTCCGCGCAGAAGCCGAACGAACCGGCGATTACTCGAAAGTGAACGCTTATAAAAGAGAAAAGCGGCGAAGCGCTAAATAGGTGATAATATGGCTAATGCTTTTAGCAAAGAAGAACGGGTTGCATTTGAAGACATTCTGGCGGGTTTCGAAGACGCTCTTGTGCTATCTCGCAATGTTTCCAAATACTCCACCGATGGTACTATGATGGAGCGGTCCAGCGATACCATTTGGAGACCGCAACCTTATATTGCTCAGTCCTTTGCCGGGACCGATATGACCGCCAATTTCCAGGACAATACGCAGTTAAGCGTACCGGCAAGCTTATCATATTCCAAATCCGTGCCGTGGATTTTGACGGCTAAAGAACTCAGAGATCAATTGCAGGAAGGCCGTATCGGTCAAAGCGCCTATCAGAAATTGGCGTCCGATGTGAATGTCGCCATTATGAATATCGCCTACCTGCAAGGCACACTGGTTGTTCCCATTGCGGCGGCGGCTTCCGGCTTTGCCAATGTAGCGCTTTGCGAAGCCATCATGAACGAGCAGGGCGTTAATGCTTTCGATAGATATCTTGCCCTTTCCACCCGTGATTACAACGGTATGGCGGCGGATCTGGCCGGGCGCGACTGGACGCAAGGCAAAGTATTGACCGCCTATGAACAGGCCCGTATCGGCATGATCGCCAGTTTTGATACGTACAAACTGGACTATGCCAACCGGCTGGCCGCAGCAACTGCCACGAGTGTGGAGATCGACGGTGCCGGGCAGTACTACACACCGGCGGCTACCAGTACGGCCACCACCGGCGAAGTGTCCAATGTGGACAACCGCTATCAGACCATCACCGTAACCGCCACCGGCACCATTGCGGCCGGGGATTGCTTCACGATTGAAGACGTTTATGCCGTGCATCACATCACCAAACAATCCACCGGCCAGCTTAAAACTTTCCGCGTGATTACCGGAACGACCGGCGATGGTGATATCGTGATCAGCCCGCCTATTATTTCCGGCGGCGGCGGCACCGATGCCGAACTGCAATATCAGAACGTGGATTCCACGCCCGCCGATGATGCGGATATCACATTTCTTAACATTGACGCGGCCTATGCCAACCCGTTCTGGTACGTGGACGCCTTTGAAATTCTTCCGGGGCGCTATGCGGTTCCCACCGATGCCGGTACCGCAGTACTTCGCGGCACTACCGATAACGGAATGGAAGTAGTTTGGCAAAAGTTCTATGATATCAACACCATGAATATCAAATACCGCCTTGATATTTTCTTCGGGGTGGTATGCAAGCAACCGGAAATGGCAGGTATAATGCTGTTCAGCCAGATCCCGTAACCTTTAGCACGGGGAAACCGTTTCAAAAGGTTTCCCCTTTTGAAAACTGAATGGAAGTAGAAGAAAGCAATTGGCTGAATGATCAGATAGAATCGCTCATAATCCAAAGATACCCGAATTATGAGATAGTAACGTCATTGCAAAAATACTTCTATTTTACTTTTGGAAAGCGTATAAGCCGCGACGGATTATCCGCAAGGGTAAAACGTAAGCGCCGGGAATTGATACACAAGGTGTTATCATGCCGTTGAAAAAGGGTTATTCCAAAAAGAGTATTTCGACAAATATCCGTAATGAGATGAAGCGCGGCAAGCCTCAAAAACAGGCTGTCGCCATAGCGCTTGAAACCGCTAGACGTGCCAAGAAAAAGGCGAAGAAGAAGAAGAAAAAGAGGTAGGTTATGCCTGAAAAAATTATGCTGTTCCGGCATCCCGGCCAGTATAAATTCAATGGTGAGTGGTTTGACTTTGTCCTTATAAACAAGAAGGAATTGAAAGACTACAAGAATAAAGGCTGGTATCAAACTAAACTTGAGGCGAAAAGACATTCAACCCTGCCGCCGGAAGAAGTTAACCGTAAAATGAAGTACAGCGAATTGACCGGAGATCAGATCAAAGAGATCGAAACCGCCACCGGCACTTATAAGGAGCTAAGAGAACGGTTCAATGTCAGTCTTTATGCTATCCGTAAAATAAGGGGCGGCTTATGAGCTGGACCAAGCGGCAGATTATTTATCAGGCATTTGAATCCATCGGTATGGCCGAATATGCATTTGACCTTACGGCCGAAGAACTCCAAAGCGCACTGCGGCAACTAGAAGCGATGATGGCATTTTGGAACAGCCGCGGTATTCGCATCGGCTATGCCGGGCAAAGCACCCCCGACTTGGATACCGACAGTGGGCTTCCGGATAGTACCATAGAAGCGGCCTATGGCAATCTTGCTCTTAGAATAGCGCCTGGTTTCGGCAAAATGGTAACCAACGAATTGAAAGCATGGGCGCACAACGCTTATAAGAATCTGCTTTCCATGAGCGCTAAACCGCCCTTTGAAATTCAAATGCCCGCCGGTATGCCAAGGGGAGCCGGTAACAAGCCTTACAGGAGCGAAGACAATTTCACGCAAGGACCGGCAGAGAATATCGATGTCGGCACCGATAATATTTTAGAACTCGACTAGGAAATTCAGTCATGACGCAAATAAATAAATTGACCGGAATCGGAGACATTCAAAGCGGTGACCTTCTAGCCCTTTGGGATACTTCCGAAGGCGATCCGAGAAAAGGTTCGGTTTCGTTGCTTCTGGCATTCATGCAAGCCAATCTGACTCTGACCGATGCCGGTGCCGTTCCAAAATTTGAAATCCAATATGCCGCGCCTTCTGCTACCGGCTTTTCGGTTCAGGTGACTGATACGGATGATAACACCCATCTGATTTTAACCCCGGTGGCAGGCTATGCGGCCGGTACCCTGACCCTGCCGACATCAACCAACTGCGTAGATAAACAGGAACTTCTTTTCAATTGTACGCAGAATATAACGGCGTTGACCATTAGCGGCAACGGTGCCGTACTTTCCGGCATTGCTTCACCACTGGCGGTTACCGCCGGAGATTACTTCCGGTTAAAATACGATCTGCCCGGTAACACATGGTACCGGGTGGGATAAAGGAAAAAAAATGGCGACAAAAACGGTTTATCCATACGGAATGGTAGATATTACGGTGCCTGCCGGTCAATATCTGAAAGTGGCGACGTCCGGCGATGATTACTGCACCATCTTTTACGGCACGACTGCTGTAAAGTTTCCGCGGACCTATTACAAACAGCAGGATTTGACCAACAACGAAGTCACACTGGGCGCTATGACGGTGGAACAGCCGGTCAGAATTTATGCCCGCGCCGATCCGGTTTTTTACGATTACGGCGCGGCACCTATTATACTTGTGCCGACCTATGGCGTGCTCATGTACAACCAGAATGCACCGGTCGCATTGACCGGGGCGGCCATGACATTGACTGCCGCCGCGATTCAGGCGGGCATGGTGACAGTAGCCAGCGGAGCCGGTGCCACCACACTAACCACACTGACCGGCGCATTGATGGACGCCGCCTTTGCTGATTTTGGTGAAAGTGACGCCCTTGACTTCTTTGTGATCAATATCGGCCTGACCACGGAAGTCGTTACCATGACGGCCGGGGCCAGCGGTGTAACCGTTGTGGGTGATGCCACCATCGGCGCAACCGTTGACGCCGATGCTTCTCTGAATGCAAGTTCCCACTGGCGTTTCAGAAGAACCGGTACCGCAGCTACATGGGTGCTCTATAGGATTGCCTAATGCAAATACCAATCTTAAGCGGCATCTATACGGATGAAGCACCGAATTATCGGATAGCTTATCCTAAAAATTTAATGCCGGTGGCCGTGAATACCGGTATCAGTGACGGCTATCTGAGACCGGCTGAAGGGATAACCGCCTACGGGACCGGGCCGGGCATAGACCGTGGGGCAATTGTCTGGAAAGGCGAGCACTACCGCATCATGGGGAGTAAACTGGTATCAATACCGGCTTCAGGCGGTGCTGCCGTTGAACTCGGCGACGTGGGCGGTACTTCTTCCCAGTGTGAGCTTGATTACTCTTTTGATTATCTGGCTATCGTTTCAGACGGTGCCCTATGGCTTTATGACGGCACCAGCCTGGTGCAAAACACCGATGCCGATCTGGGCACGGCGCTGGATGTGATTTTCATCGACGGCTATTTCATGACAACCGACGGGGAGTTTTTGGTGGTCACCGATCTGGGCAACCCGTTTTCAGTCAATCCGTTGAAATACGGCAGCAGTGAAGTAGATCCTGATCCGGTTGTTGGTTTGATCAAGATCAATAATGAACCGTGGGCCGTAAACCGGCATACCATTGAAGTTTTTCAGAACGTCGGCGGCACACTGTTCCCCTTTAATCGAATTGACGGGAGCCGCATAGATAGAGGGGCCATCGGCAGGGATGCCTTTTGTTTTTTCATGGAAAGCCTCGCTTTTCTTGGATCGGCACGGAACGAAGCACCAGGGATCTATGTAGGTATATCCGGGCAAAGTCAAAAAATATCCACCAATGAGATAGATCAAATTTTAGATGAATACGCAGAAAGCCAACTGGAAAAGACTATTCTGGAAAGCCGGGTATTTGACAAACATCAGCTATTATATGTCCATTTACCCGATCAGACACTTATATTTGACGGGGAGACAAGTACGGCAGTCGGAAAGCCGGTATGGTTCCGGCTTTCTTCTTCCATTGTCGGCAATGCCCAGTATCGCGGCCGCAATTTCATATATCATGATAAGAGATGGCTTTGCGGTGATACTCAAAGCAATCAATTCGGCTATCTGGATAACACTTTATCCACTCATTACGGGCAGATTACCGGATGGGAGTTTAACACATCGATTTTTTATAATGAGGCTAGGGGCGGCATTGTCAATGAATTGGAGCTGGTCGGCCTGCCGGGAAGGGTGCCGCTGGGCATAGACCCGGTTATATGGACGTCATACAGTCCGGATGGAGAAACATGGAGTCAGGAAAAGGCAATCCAGGCAGGTAAGACCGGTGACCGCTTAAAACGACTGATATGGCGTAAACAGGGCTTTATGCGGCAGACCAGAATCCAGAAGTTCAGGGGCACTAGCGATGCACATCTGGCCATCAGCCGTCTTGAAGCCCAACTGGAGCAATTGGCGTACTGATGGCGATACCGAAAACACCGACCAGAAAATCACTGGCAAGATACTTCCATGATACGGATACACTGATCCGTTTTGAACAGCTATTTAAAGCGGTAGGCGAAGATATCCCCACTTTTATCGGTGTCATCCAGTTAGCTGCGGATACTACCGGGGCTCAGGTCAACAGCGCTTTGGCGCAAATTTTCGAATTACAAAACCAATCCATCGAACTTGAATTTTTAATGGCGGCCACATGCATCAGCTAGCATACTCACAATTAGCGCAGCACCGGGAAAACTCCACTTCCGCCGTTTCCATTTACTCACCGCCGGTAGATAGAACGGTCCAGGGATTTTTAAAGCTATGCAATCTGACCGATGATGAAGTTTTGGTATCGGTTTTCCATGATGTAAACGGCACGACATACGATGAAACAACCGCGATTATTTACAATATGGTCCTTTACGGCGGTCAGCTTTTGGAAGTCGATCATATTTTCATGAACGACTCAACCGGTAATCTTGCCTACTCTTCTTCGGTGGCCAATGCGGTTAACGCCACACTTTACGGGGTGATCCGATGAGCCGGGTAATCCCTCAGAGATGCCACGGACATGTCGATACGGCCAACAGCACATCCACACCGCTGGGCATATCGGCCGGCTTTGTCGGCGGTTGGACCAATATACTTGAGTTCGGCATTATCTATATTTCTGTTTATGCCGACCAAGCAAGCGCTGCAGATGGTCTTCTGATTGAACAGTCTTCAGACGGGGTCAATGTCGATGGGAACGACGTCTTTACCATTCCGGCAACTACAGGAAAGAACTTTTCAATCAATCCTTATGCCAAATATCTGCGTGTATCTTACACCAACGGCACTGTAGCCCAGACCGAATTCAGACTGCAAACAATTTTAAAACAGGGCGGGAAACCTTCTTCTCATCGGATTCAGGATAGCATTGTATCCGATGATGATGCCGAACTGGTCAAAGCGGTTATCACCGGGGAAAGTCCGTTCGGGACATTTTCAAATGTCGGCGTAACCAAAAAAGCCAATTTGAAAGTTGCCATTGCCCAATTTGGCGACAGCCCGGTAATAGATGCTTTTTCAAGACTAAGAACAAGTTCACCGTTTACCATCGTTGACAGCAAACAGCTTCATGACAAGCAACCGTTATTCTACGATGAGTCATTGGGCGGTAGTGCAACTTCCACGCACAATTCAACCAATGCCGATGTGGAAATGGCGGTCACTGCCTCGTCTTCAGACTTTGTGATTCGGCAGACCAAACAGCGGTTTAACTATCAGCCGGGTAAAAGCCAGCTTATTTATTTTACGTTTAGAGCACCGGATGCCGCCGGGGTTACCATGAGAGTAGGCTTGTTCTCCGGTACAGGCACCAACAATCTTACACCGCTAAACGGCATATGGTTCGAAAACGATGGTGGAACATTAAGCTGGAATATCGCTAAAAACGGAAGTACTACCGAGAGTGTAACCCAGTCAAATTGGAATGAAGACCCGATGGATGGGACCGGGCCGTCCGGATTTACTTTAGATACGGATGCCTGTCAGATTGGGCTGGTCGATATCGAATGGTTAGGCGTAGGCAGGGTCAGGTGCGGGGTACAAATAAACGGAGTACCGCATTACTGTCATTACTTCTATCATGCCAATGATCCCAGTTTTACTTCTGTATATATGTCTTCTCCTAATTTGCCGGTTAGATATGATATCCAATCGGACGGCACCAGCGCGGGGCAGCTCGATCATATCTGCTCTACGGTAATTTCAGAAGGCGGTGTAGAGTTTACAGGCGTGCTTCGGTCGGTGAATATGGGTACCACCCATATTGATGCAAACTCCGCCGGTACCACCTATGCCATGATCGGCATACGCTTAAAAGCGGCATATCTGGATATATCCTTACTGCCGGAGTACTTTTCGATTCTTTCCATTACAAATGATAATTATCTATGGTCTTTAAGCCTGAACCCCACCGTAGCAGGGACATTCACTTATGCGGATATCACCGATAGCGCCTGCCAGTATGCCATCGGCGCAACGGCGAACACGGTGACCGGCGGACTATCCATAGATAGCGGTTACGGAAGTCAGCAAATCATCGTTGATCACAGATTCATTACTTCTCTTAGGCCCGGCAGCACCATCGGCGGCACCATGGACGAACTTGTCCTATGTGTTACACCGCTTTCCGCCAATGCCGATTATCTGGGAAGTTTGACTTTCAGGGAGTTGCTCTAATGGCGGTTTCTTTCAAAGTACTGATCACATCGAAGTATTGTGAGGCCGTCCAGGTAACGCAATATACGGCGACCAACGCACAGGCGATTATCGACAAGTTTACGGCAACCAATATTACGGCGAATTATGTAACCATTTCGGTTAACCTGGTCATCGGCGGCGGTAGTGCCCAGAACAGTAATCTGATTGTGGACTCACAACGTATCGCACCGCATCAAATATATTTCATGCCGGAAATCGTAGGCCATATCCTGGAAAAGGATATGTTTATATCAACTCTGGCCGGTACCGCTTCAGCCATTGTCATCAGGGCCAGCGGAAGGGAAATCACCTGATGCATGACATTGATTTTTCAAGCCAGCAACTGGTTGATTATGTTACAAAAAAAGTATTGGCGTTACCGCAGGCCGATGCTCCGGTAGCACATTATTTTGCACCGGGGCTTTACATCAGAGAAGTTGTTTTTCCATCGGGGATATTCGCCATCGGTCACAAGCAAAGGTTTGAGCAGTTCAATATTTTTTTGCAGGGCAAAATCGCCATGGTGGGCAAAAACGGAAAATTGAAAGAACTTACTGCGCCCATGGTTTTCGTGGCTCCGTCCGGTCAGAAAATGGGCTATGTGATCGAAACGGTTGTATGGCTCAATATCTATCCGAACCCCGACAATGAAACCGATATTGATGTTCTGGAAAACAGATATCTTGATAAATCGGGACCATGGAAAGAAAAAGAAGAAGAAGAAAAACAGCAAAGATCGCTGAAGCGTCAAGTAGATAGAGACGATTTTACCGAAAGCGATCCGGCTTTCATAGATCCGGATCAAAACTATATCGACCTGCCGCCGGGACTTTCCACTGTACTGCAGGTTAGAAAGTCGGATATAGCCGGGCATGGTGTCTTTGCAAGCTGGCCGTTTGAAACGGGGATGCCCATCGGACCGTATAAAATCGGGAATGATTATACCAAGCTGGCAAGATACATAAATCATGCAAAGAATCCGAACAGCAAACTGATAGCGCTTGAAAACGGCGATATAATGGTACTGGCCGTAAGAACCATAAGCGGGTGCAAGGGCGGGGATCAGGGCGAAGAGATAACGATAAACTATAAGACAAAGGTTGAACCATGTCAGCAGCAATTACAGCAGTCGTCGGTGGAGCCGTTGTTGGCGGAATAATCAGCAGTGAGGCCCAAAAATCAGCGGCTAAAAAAGCATCTAAAGCGCAAACCGCTACAGCCGAAATGGGCATTGAATATCAGGAAAAGCAGCTTGCCGAGCAGCAACGCCAGTTCGATATCCAGATGGAAGAATATCGGCGTAAACAGGAAATGCTCGAAAATAACTATGCCCAAATGCAACAGCAGCTTTTGCCCTATATTCAATCGGGTCAGGGGGCATTATATGAACAAATGGCCCTAGCCGGTGTAGCCGCTCCCGGTTCACCGATTCAAACAAGACAAAAAGGTGACTTTCAGATACAACCTGTCAGGGGACCCGGCTACATGGAAACCGGCAGAGTTGGTATTCCTACCGGAGAACAAAGCGAATTCATCAGGCCGCAGGTGCAACCGGGCAGGGGACTCGGCTACATGGAAACCGGCAGAGTTGGTATTCCCACCGGAGAACAAAGCGAATTCATCAGGCCGCAGGTGCAACCGGGCGGGGCAATCCTGAAGACCGATGCAGCTCAACCGGAAATGATAGGTATCGGCGGTCCTATGAGAGGTGTTTTCAATGCAGTCAATGAAGCCCTAAAACAACCTATTCAGGAGGTAAAAGAAGTTGCTCAGGGGCTACCATGGCAACCTGAACCTAATGTTGCCAACCCTTATGCTGGCATGACCGGAGAACAAGCGCAGGCGGCAGCTATCGAAAAAATTTCTGCAAGCCCGATCCTACAGGAATTAATGGCGCAGGGCGAAATGGGCATACTCCAAAATGCTTCTGCAACCGGAGGATTAAGAGGCGGCAATGTTCAGGGGGCATTGGCGCAATTCAGGCCGCAAATGCTCCAGCAGGAAATTGAACGGCAATATGCACGGCTGGGCGGTCTATCTTCCGTAGGTCAACAGAGTACATTACAGACACCTACAGTTAATCCGGGCGGTATGCCGGTCTATCCCGGTATTGACACTTCAGTAGCCAATCTGCTAGGGCAAATCGGTTCGGCGCAGGCAGCACAAGCCCTTGCGGAAGGTAAGGCTCAGGGGCAACTCTGGAGCGACATTGGAACGGCCGGCGGACTTGCCCTAGGCACTTATTTTAACCGGCCGCAACAGCAGCCTACGGTTAGCTACGTATAGGAGTAAATCACATGGATTATCGTATAGATATCCAAAATCCATTCATGGCGGGATTGCAAGGCTTTAAGGACGCGCAGAAAATGACATTGCAGCAACAGCAATTGCAGCAGCAACGGGCCGCGCAGCAACGCCAAGCCCAAATGCAGCAGGATTTAGCTGATTTTTCCGCCAAGGAGGGCAAACAACCCGAAGACTATCGGCGCATGATGACCCAGTACCCGGAGATTTCAAAGCAGATAAACCAGAGTCTTTCCATGTACAATGAAGAACAGCGGCAGAATAAAATCGATCAGCTCCTGCCGGTTTATGCCGCTTTAAGATCAAACAATATCGACCAGGCCAAGAGTTTGATTGATGAATACCGGATTGCTGCGGAGAATTCAGGCGACAGTCAGCAGGCAAAGACGCTCGATCTGCTAAAGCAGCAGATAGATATCGAGCCCAAGGGGGCTTTGACCAGCTCCAGGCTCTTTTTGTATGGGGCAATGGGCGAAGATGCGTTTTTAAAAATGGATGATGGATTAGCGCAAAAACCGACCGAGTATCAGAAGACCGGTATGGTGATGGTCAAAGATGAAGATACCGGTCAATTTAAAATGCTGGTCGGTTCATATGATAAAACCACCGGAGATTTGAGCATAAGCGAAGGCACCCTGCCGTCCAATTATACCGTAGTTTCTGATTTTGGAGAAACGCCAAAAGAACAGCGGCAAAGGAAAGTCATTACGCAAGGGGAGACGACCGCCGTACAGGAAGCGGTCAAAATGGGTGCCAAATACGCCGATAGAAGCCAGACCATTTCAGAAAATATCACCGGTCTTGACAAGGCTATCGGCATTATCGAAGAAGGGCTTTCCAAGAATGCCAATTTAGGACTTGGTTGGGTGAAAAGCAAACTGCCCAAGTTCGACCCTTTTGCGATAAAAATGCAGCAGGCCGCGCAGGAATTGGGTTTGGGCGTGGTAACCAGTGTCACCTTCGGCGCACTATCAGAATCGGAATTGCAAATCGCCATGTCCACCGCCATGCCGTCCACATTGCAACCGCAAGAAGCGTTGAAATGGCTGAAAGAAAAACGCGCCGCCCAGCAGAAACTAAAAAACGAAATGGATAAAGCCGCCGCTTTTATCGGCAGTCAGAATGAAAGCGGGAAATTTAACACGGTGGCCGACTGGAAGAAAATGCAAATGGAGCAGCAAACAACAGAATTGACCCGGCAACCGCCTTTAACCGAACAGCAGCAACGGGTACAAGAATTGATTAATGCCTTAAAAACGCAGTAAAGAGGTTTGACTATGGCCGATCAAAACAGAACTGCAATGGTGATTGAACTTTATCAAATGGGTCAATTGCCTGAAAAATACATGACGGCCTTAAAAGAAATAGAAGACATGGGTCAGCTCGAGCAGGGTGCAGCGGCGCTATCAAATAATCCAAATTTTCTTCAATCGTTGGGAACCACTCAAGAAACACCGGCGAGCTCTACCATGGATAGTCAAGAGCCGGTTGAAGAACCTGGTATCTTGGATGCACTATCGCCTTTTTTCAATCAATACATCGATTATGTAACCACGCCCTATAAGTATCTTGCCGGTGGTGCTGAACTGGCGGCTATGGCCGGAACCGGGGCGGTGGCGCAACCATTATCGGGCATTGCGGGCATGGCCAAAACCATTACATCCGGGCCCGAAGAAGGTGCCAAAACCATAGAAGAGATGCAGCAAGCCCTTACCTATCAACCGAAAGGAGACGTTGCAACAACCACTTTGGAAACGCTTGGAACCGGTATGCAAAAAGCCGCTCAATTGCCGGGAGTCAAACAGACCATTGAAGGGGCTAAATCATTTCAGGATATGATTTTGGAAAAGTACGGTCCGCTGGCCGCTACCGGTACCAGCCTGATACCGCCCGCCATTATAGAGGTGGCCGGTCTAAAGGGCAGTCGTGCCGTTAAAAAAGCCATGATGAAAAAGGCGCTAAAAAGGATCGATAAAACTCAATTTTACGATGAATTGGGCAACCTGACACCCGGTGTAAAAAAGCAGATTGAAGAAGTGGGCCTGCAACTTGACGACGTGGCCGATGTACTACCGCAAAACGTCAATCCGCAGAAGATGGCAGAACCGCTTGCCGGAGAAATAAAAGGCGCGGCAAAAAAGACCGCGCTATATCCTGAAAGCCGCATGGCAGGATTGGCGCAACAGATAGAACCGGATCTTAACCGGATACAGGCATTTGAAGCGCTGGACGTGGATTATCTGCCAAGCCATGTCAGCCAAAACCCAACCTATGTTGCCGTAGAACAGAATTTAGGCACCATCGCCGGTTCAATGCTGGCGCCCAAGCAAAAAGCCATTATTTCCGATCTGGCCAAACGCGCCGATGAATTGATTATCCAGGGCGGCGGTGAAATCGAAAAAGGTTTGATTTCGGATCGATTCAGAACCGAAAGTAAAAATCTGATCGACCAAATGGGCAGGGAAAGCTCAGATCTGTATGCTTCAGTCAGTGATCAAATGCCTAAAAATACTGTCGTCAAAACTGAAAACGTGATGGCAGAACTTAACGCCATGCAGGAAGAAGTAGGCGGTCACAAGTTTCTCGATCCGGTCGAAAAACGGTTGATCAATGCCCTTGATCCTGAAACCAATCCGACTTACGGCCGGCTTGATAAGTTCAGAAAGCAAATCGGTGACCAGAAAAGAGGAATAGACACTCCTTTTAAAAACGCCGACAAGAGGACATTGAACCGGCTTTACGATGCCATGACCAAAGATCAGGAAAGCTCTTTGCTCGATTACGGCGATGAAGATCTGCTCAAAACCTATTTGACCGGTAAATATCTGACCGCCCAGCGAAAAGGGATCGAAGAACAACTCATAACGGTTCTGGGAAAAGACCTTAAGGGCGATCTGGCGCAGAAGGTCAGGCCCGCCATACTCGATCTGCAAAAAGGATATACCAAGCGCTTTGATGAAGTACTGGACAATATCCCTAAAGAGCTGGGCCCCGATCTTAAAAAAAGCGTAGTGGTGACCAGCTTGAACGATGCATTTTCCCAGCAAAGCCGGGCCGAACGCAGTTTGAATATCGCCGGTTTTGACGACTGGATGAAAGGCGTTAAGCGTAACCCGCGCATCTATAAAAAGCTGACCGATATTCTTGGACCGGATACCACCCAACGCCTTGAATTGCTCCATACCGCTGCAGGCGGTGTCAGGGATGCCCAGAGAACAGCGGTTTTAACCGGAAGAACCATATCAACGCCGGGGCTGTTCGATGAGTCCAGCAACATCGCCAAGCGGCTTTACGGCGAAGCGGTCAAACCGATTTCAAGGTTGCCGGGGTTAGGCGGTTTTATCGGTGATGCATTAGGGACGGCCAAAACAGCCAGAAGTACGGCAGCCGATGAACTTCTGTCATCGGCAAAATTCAGAAACATTGTAAAAGACTATGCCGCCGGTAATATAGACACCCCGAAAAGAATGGAAAACGCTTCAAAGATAGTGGAAAAATTAGATAAATACAAAAAGTGGAAAAATACTCTTTCTTCCGGTGAATTAGAAGAACTGGGTACCGTAACCGCTTTAGGCTACCTAATGGGGCAAGAACAATGACCACTTATGCCGTAAACAACCCTTTTGAAGTCTTCGCTGATATCAACGGCGAACCACTTGAAGCCGGATATATCTACATCGGAGAAGTAAATAAGAACCCTATTACCAATCCGATTGCCGTTTTTTGGGATAGTTATTTAACTTATCCTGCGGCACAACCGATTCGAACATTAGCCGGATATCCAAGCAGAAACGGATCAGCAGCAAATATCTTTACCAATCAACACTATAGTATCAGTGTTTATGATAAAAATAAGAGTCTTATTTTCAATCAACTGATAGCTAATATTGACCCGTTTTTTAACAGTGGAATTTCCATCACTTCTTTTGGTGCCGTCGGCGATGGTACGACAGACGATACTAACGCATTTCAAACAGCTATTGATTATGTCAACAACGAGTATAATACTGTCAGCGTAAGACCTTCAATCATATTGCCTGCCGGAATTTATCTTGTCGGCAATATAGAAATGAATTCAATGCGCGGTATCCATTTCATCGGTGAAGGCAGTATCGATCCAGTAAAACAAAAAACAGTTTGGCTTTACGGGGGTGCTAACGGTCAGGATAGTATCCTGAAAATGATTGGATGCGGCGGAATGCTGTTTGAAGGCATCACCTTCAATTTAAACAGCGCCGAAAGTATGACTTCAATGATTACTTTTGAATTGAATCCACCCGGTACTTTACCGCCTTTAACTACTTTTGGGACCAACTTCTGTACCTTCAAAAGGTGTGTTTTTTTGGTCCAAGCATCTATCACCACAAAGCCCGATCAAACACTTTGGATTAAGAATTGCTCTAATGTTCTTATAGATGAATGCCATATCAAAGCGTCTAATGAAAATGCCGTAAGAATTGGTGAAGCCGCCGTAACGCCGGTATCATCAGATGGTATTGCCCTTAATACCAGAATCATAAATAGTTACATCCTTGGAAATATAGATAGACAATACAGCAGAAACCTGGAAATAAAAAACTGTCAATTCTACAGCCGGACTGATGATGTAACAAAGATATCGATTATCAGCACATCAGGGGCCGAAAATACCATTAATGAAAATATAGAGGGAAATATATGGGACCCTGCAGGTATATCCGATTATAGCGGTGATCCCCTTATCAGCGGCGGGGATGATGCGGCTCTTCCCTATGGAAATCTTAGAGTAGTCGGAAACCAGTTAACCGGCAGAACGGTTTTGGTTGAAGCGCATCAGGGAAGTGTGGAAGTATCTCAGAATCGGCCCATCGGTATCGGCACATCAAATCAGAACCGGCTTTTAAGAGTACAAAGCGGCGTTAAAGAAGTAAAAATGTTTGGCAACTATATTGATCAGTACGTAGGGCTTAACAGCGTCGGTAATGTGCTTTCTCAAATGTTCCAGGATTTTAGAGGACGACCTAGGCCCTATCTGACCATTGCGTCTGTCGGTGGAAGTGTTACACTTCCCGCTGCCGCCGTGTTTACTCCTGTAATCAGCGTTACGGAAAAATTTCCAGGCGGATATCTTAGAATAAAATATAATATCGGCATCCAGAACAAAGATACCGCATCTAATGTGATTGTATACGGGGCAAGGGTGCAACTGGATTCAACCACGCTTGATATCACCGGCAGGCGTATTACTTTGCAGGAACTTGATTCCATCGGCTATCTGGTTTGTGATGCCGTGGTATATGTCGGTGCCAGCGAACAAGTACAAACGCTTGCCGTATATGTAAATCAGGCCAATGGCCCCGGACCTTACGGCGTAACGCTTGCAAGTGGCCTAAATAATAGCAACTGGTCGGTTGAAATGCTTCAAACATAGAGGAGTAATAACATGCAAAAAACATTAGCGCCATATGCAAATGTAGATATAGATATACCGGTCGGTGAAAGTATCGCCATTGTCAGTCTAGGCGGTGGGATTGCAAAAATATTTTATAGAACGGCACCAACCGTACAGCCGCCGAAATTTTATTTCAGCTCAACTATCAGAAATGAAGCAACGACCTTAGGAACCTTTGCCTATGATCATGTTATCAGGATAGAAAACGGCGGTAGTGAAATACAATATAATGTAGATGTAAGCCCCACCATTGGAACCGGTGGAGATGCGGTTAGCCTAAGCGGTTTGACATCTTCACAATTCTTAAGAAGTGATGCATCAGACACTATTGTAACTAACGCCAATTTGCAGATTGGAGAAGGTGAAGGAAATGTTAGAATTCAACATTCAAGCGCCAACAATGCGCTTTTTATGACTCCATACGATGGCGGCGGATATGATGGTTCAAAACAACTGCATTTTGATGCTGATACGGGGCAGTGGACAATTGAAGGCGATCCGCAAATTGGAAACGGGGTTTCCGGCAGTTTCGCCAATACGGACACTTTTACGATTACTGTTACAAATGGAGTAATCACCACCCTGACTGTAAGCTAATATACCGGCTTTCCGGTAACTTCCTGAATTTCTCTGATAAACCGTTCCTGATTTGAATTTGCATCTGATAGATGAAGAAGATAGATAGCAATGGTTTTTGATAAATCCTGATGCCGGAAAAACTCCTTGACCCGTTCCAGTTCAAAATGGCTGGTGATAATTCTGGCTTTGACGGTGCCGGGCAGGTTCCGGTTTGCATCCAGTAGATCCCTTGCATAGTTACACTCTATCAGATAGTGCGTCACACCGGTAAACCGATACTCCACATAAAACGTATCAGTGGCATAAAAAATTTTAGAACCGCTCGGACTTTGGATCAAAAACCCGAGCGGTTCCATTGCATCATGCTGCGTTTTGAACGGAAGTATTTTCCAGTCGTCAACTTCCGTTTCGACTTCGCTTGAGAGATATGCATTCATAGCAATATCAAGCGCATTGGCGGTACCCGAACTTGTCAGAACTTTGACACCCAGTTTGATGATATCGGCAATTGCAAACGAATGGTCTTTATGCTCATGTGACAGCAGTACAAAATCCATCCCGGAGACAGCAAAATCAAGCGCTTTTTGAATACGCATGAATTGGATGCCGGGATCAATCAATACCTTTTTATCGCCGTCTTTGATCAGATAGCAGTTACCGCTTGAACCGCTTGCAATTATTTTGATATCAATCATACTTTAATCCACTCTAGACTACCTATACTAAATCAGAGAGTAATATATTTGGCATGACCTTTACATAAGGCGACATAATACTACCGCTAACTCAAGGCAGTGTAATAAAGAAGAGTTTACCGATACAACGGTTAACATAATTCTACCGTTAATTCAAGGAAGTGTAATAAAGTGGAGCTTACCAATACAACGGAATACGCTACTTAAGTGTGCCAAAACTTTAATGTGATGTAGGCTATATCACCGATACTTCAGGTAAGGTTAGAGGATATTACCCGTACTTAAAAATAACCTATTATAGTCTACTTTCACTTTAAACGTACCAGCACCAGACCTCAAATCAACCTATCATAGGTAACCATAACATTTACAATACCTAAGTAGAATAGATAGTACCTCAACTTTAACCTACTTAATTTTACTTTTAGCTATACTGAGCACCTTATAAGAACCGTAGTTGCCGGACCCGCGCCACTGACCCAGGCCGTACAATTCACCCAGCTTTAAAGCCTTTATTAATACTTCCGGGGTCAGATTAAAATTATTTTTAATGATCTTTATGGAAAATTTAAATATTGCACCTTTTTTGACGACATCGGCTTTACTTATAAACGTTCGTTCGCCCTTCATGGTCATTGCTCTAATAGGCCGTTCCATGGATGCCTCAGGAAGTGTAATCTTCTTATTTGATCGTTTGAACCTGATTTTTCGAGGCGTTACTTTAAGGCACGTATCGCATGCCTTTTTATAAGAAGTCACTTTGGTAATACTACCGTTGTTAATCAATAGCTGAATGTTGTTCTTGATATTACCCAGTATCATATAGTTGTAAAAAAAAATACCTCTTTCGTCTTTATGAAAACCGGTCCAACCCCGTTCTAAAAGTTCTTCTTCCACCGTTCCGATTTCTTCTTCCGTCAATTTCTGCTTTGTCTTCTCATCCACGCCTTCAAGCTTTTCAATCTTTGAGGCAACGAACGATTTATAAATCTCCTTATCCTTGGGAACGGTGCCGAGAAAATCTTCCGTTAATTCCACCTCAAAATCATAGTTCAGTTCTCTTAAAAAATTTGTTTCGAGCATTTTTCTAAGCTCATTTATTTTCGGATTCCATTCAGACATTGCTTGCCTCACATCATAAGTTTCGATTATAGTTAAAAAAACCTCTTCGAAAAGGATTCGGGCATGAAAAAGACCATCTTTGCATTTATGATTTT